TAGGATAAACCATGTCTAATTATTCAAAATCCACTAACTTTGCAACCAAAGATAATCTCTCGCCTGGCAATCCTCTAAAGATTGTTAAGGGTACTGAGATTGATACTGAGTTCAATAATATTGCAACTGCTGTAGCTACAAAGACAGACAACTCCTCTGCCACAATTACTGGGGGTACGATAAATGGTGCTGTAATCGGTGGAACTACTGCCGCAGCGGGAACATTTACTAACCTTACTGTCAGCACAGCCGCTACGATTGCTTCTGCCGCCATTAGTGCGGGAACAATCAATGGTGCAGTTATTGGTGGTTCTTCTCCCTTAGCGATTACTGGCACAAACATCACCGCAAATACAGGCTTTAGTGGCCCATTGACAGGTGCAGTCACAGGTAATGTTACGGGTAACGTAACGGGTGCTGTTACAGGAAATGTAACTGGTAACGTAACTGGCAACCTGACGGGCAATGTAACTGCGGCTACTGGTACTTCTACATTCAACAATGTGACCATCTCTGGCGCATTGGACATGGATAGTGCTACATCGGCAACCATCACTGGTTTGGCAAGCCCCACAAACGATTCTGATGCGGCTACCAAGGGTTATGTAGATGCACTAGCCCAAGGTATTGATGCCAAAGCCTCTGTGATTGCGGCTACTACTGCAAACATCACTTTATCTGGCGCACAAACCATTGATGGCATATCGATTGTTGCGGGTGATCGGGTCTTGGTTAAAGACCAATCTACTGCTTCTAACAATGGTATTTACTTGTGTGCAACAGGTTCATGGACACGCACAACAGATGCAGACACTTACGCTGAGTTGGTAGCGGCTTTTACCTTTGTTGAAAAAGGTACTGATAACGCTGATTCTGGCTTTATCTGCACGATAGATGCAGGTGGCACACTAGGTAGCACATCTATCACATGGGCGCAGTTCTCAGGTGCGGGTCAGATTACTGCGGGTGATGGTCTTACAAAGACAGGTAATACCCTTAATGTAGGTACTGCATCCTCTAGCCGTATTGTTGTCAATGGCGACAACATTGATTTGGCTTCTTCTGGTGTAACACCAGGCACTTACCAATCTGTCACTTTTGACACTTATGGTCGTGCAACGGCAGGAACGAATCCTACGACTATTGCTGGCTATAACATCTCTAATGCTTATACCAAAACTGAAATAGATTCGATATTTGGTTCGACTACTGCTGCAGCTACTTCTGCTTCTAATGCGGCTACATCTGCTTCCAACGCTTCAACAAGTGCCTCAAATGCTTCTACAAGCGAAACAAATGCGGCTTCTTCAGCAACAGCGGCAGCGGCAAGTTATGACTCTTTTGATGACAGATACTTAGGTTCTAAGTCTTCTGCCCCTACTGTTGACAATGATGGCAATGCTCTGTTGACGGGTGCTTTGTACTGGAATAACTCAGTCAATACTCTGTATGTCTGGACAGGATCAGCATGGACTCAAGCGGCATTTACTGCCTCTGGCTTTGCTACTTTGACAGGCGTTGAAACCCTGACAAACAAAACCATTACCTTTGCTGACAATACGCTAACCAATGTTGCAAGCCTTAACACAGCACAGACATTCACGGCTACTAAGACTTTCTCAGGTTCATCATCAGCTACAGCCATTGTTTTAAACGATGCGGCAGAGGTAGCTACAGTATCAGCAACTGCGGCTACTGGCACGATTGCTTACGACATTACCACTCAGTCTGTTTTGTATTACACAAGCAACGCAAGTGCTAACTGGACAGTTAACTTCCGTGGCTCTAGCGGTACTTCATTGAATACTTTGATGAGTACAGGTCAGTCAATGACTGTGGCTTTCTTGGTTACTCAAGGCTCTACTGCTTATTACAACTCTGCTGTGCAAGTGGATGGCACTACATCTGGAGTAACAACTAGGTGGCTAGGTGGTGCGCCTACTGCGGGAAATGCTAGTGGCATTGATAGCTATCGTTATTTGATTATCAAGACAGGTAGTGCAACTTTCACAGTCTTGGCAAGCAACACACAATTTAAGGCTTAAACCATGCCATTACAAGCAACTTCTGGTGCGGCTAGTTACGATGCCTTTGGTGGTGGTGTTCCTGTTGTGCCTCAGTACATTGAGGATATGTTTAGCACATACCTTTACAAAGGCAACAACTCTACTCAAACAATTACCAATAATATTGATTTGTCTACCAATGGTGGATTGGTTTGGACAAAAATGAGAGATGGTGGTTTTGACCATCAACTTGTTGATACTGCTCGTGGCGTAACAAAAATTATTGCTAGTAACTTAACAGATATTCAGTCAACTGATGCAACTAGCTTAACTGCGTTTAATACAACTGGTTATACGATTGGTATTTACGACAGATTTAATGATAGTGCTTACAACTATGTGTCATGGACTTTTAGAAAACAACCTAAATTTTTTGATATTGTGACTTATACAGGTACGGGTTCTAATAGAACAATATCTCATAGTCTTGGCTCTGTTCCTGGTTGTATTTTAATTAAGCGATTATCAGGTTCTGCTGTTAATTGGGCTGTTTATCATAGAAGTTTAGCCAATACGCAATACCTAGTTCTTAACAGCACAGCCGCAGTAGCCACAGGCGCAAATTGGTGGAACTCTACGACTCCCACATCTTCAGTTTTTAGCCTTGGAATTAATGCAACTGTCAACGATAATGGTTCTACATATGTGGCATACATATTTGCCCATGACGCAGGAGGCTTTGGTCTTACTGGTACAGACAATGTAATTTCGTGTGGTACTTATACGGGCAATGGTTCTGCAACTGGCCCTGTTGTTACTCTTGGATATGAGCCTCAATGGTTGATGATTAAGAAGTCTAGTAGTACTGGTAACTGGCAAATGCTTGATAATATGCGAGGTATTCCAGTTGGTTCTGATGATGCAAGTCTACAAGCAAATTCAACAGCTGCTGAATCATTTGTTGGATACCTTAGTCCAACGTCTACGGGCTTTCAAATTACTTCAACCAATACTGAAGTCAACACTAATGCGGCCACCTACATCTACATAGCCATTCGTAGAGGCCCAATGGAAGTGCCTACAAGTGGGACTAGTGTGTTTGGCTTATCTGCTAGAACTGGTACGGGTGCAAATGCTACTGTTACGGGTGGTCAGACTGATGACGCTGTGTTGGTCAAAAATCGTGGCTCGGCAGTGGCATCTTTATTTTCCTCAAGACTTACTGGAACTGGCTATCTTGTAACTTCATCTACTGCGGCAGAAGTGGCGGCAGGGGTAACCATACTTCAAGCCAATCCTTGGGATGTCATGGACGGTGTAAAAGTTGGTACAACATCAACAATCACAAATGCAAGTTCAAACACATTTATAAATTATTTGTTTAGACGTGCCCCTAGCTTCTTTGATGAGGTTTGCTATACAGGGACAGGAGCAACCGATAGAGATGTTGCTCACAATTTAGGAGTAATCCCCGAAGCAATAATTATCAAATCCAGAAGTTCAGCCACTTATTCTTGGGGTGTTCGTTTTTACGGAAGCGGCAATACCGACAGAACTGGTCTTGCGCTAAACAATACTTTGGATGCCCAAAACGCAGGGTTTGGTACAACAGGATTGTCTGGCACTACGTTTAATCCATATTATGTTGCTGGCAATAACGGATCAAATGCCTCAAATTTTGGCGACAATGCTTACAACTTAAGTGACACGACCTATGTTGCTTACCTATTTGCAACCCTTGCAGGAGTTTCTAAAGTAGGCTCATACACAGGCACAGCCACTACAAAGCAAATTGATTGTGGATTTACAGCAGGGGCAAGGTTTGTTCTTATTAAGCGCACAGACTCAACTGGTGATTGGTATGTTTGGGATACAGCCCGAGGCATTGTGAGTGGGAATGACAGCTACCTTTTGTTAAACTCTACTGCGGCAGAGGTTACAAACACAGATTACATTGACACCTATTCTGCTGGCTTTGAAATCAGTAGTACAGCCCCTGCAGCAATCAATGCTTCTGGCGGTTCTTTCATCTTTTTTGCGGTGGCCTGATATGAAAAAAGAATTTCATGGTCAAAAAGGTAATGCAAAAGCCCGTGGCATTGAGTTTTTATTTACCTATGAGCAATGGCTCAACTGGTGGATTACCTCTGGCAAGTTAGAACAGCGTGGCAAAGGGCGTGGCAAATATTGCATGATGCGGAAGGGTGATGTTGGCCCGTACAGTATTGAAAATGTTTTTTGTGGAACTAATGAGCAAAATGCAATTGACTGTCATCAAGGTAGAACTAGAAGTAAAGAAACAAGAGAGTTAATGTCTAGGTCACATAAAGGTTTGTTTGATGGTGATAAGAATCCTAGAGCCAGAACAGTTGTAACTCCTTATGGAATTTGGACAACAGCAAAAGAAGCCGCTAAATATTTAGGTGTTGCGCCAACTACAGTTGAATGGCGTTGCAAAAATCACAAATCAGGCTTTGCCTACCTTACATAAGGAATCACAATGCAGATACGAACACAAACAGGCGCAGTCATGTACGAAAGTGAATTTCGTGCATACACAAAAGCCAATGGTGGCCCATCATGGGATATAACAACAACTGAAGTCTTAACGGCTTTGGGTGCTGATGTAGTCTTTGAAGGCCCACAAGCAACTGGCGGTACTGTTTACCAATACTCTCAAGCCTCTGGTGTTGAGCAAGTAGATGGTAAGTGGTACACCAAATATATCCTTGGCCCTGTGTTTACCGATACTACTGTTGAGGGCGTAACAACTACAGCCCTTGAGCATGAGACTGCTTACAAAGCCACTAAGGATGCTGAACAGGCTAAGAGTGTTCGTGCTTCAAGGGATGAGAAACTAAAAGACTGTGATTGGACACAAGTAGCTGATGCTCCTGTTGACAAAGCAGTATGGGCTACCTATCGTCAAGCCTTGCGTGATGTCACTACGCA